GTTAAAACAAATGGAAACTGAATACAATATTAAAACAATGCAGGTACAGGCTGAGTTGAAATCTCACTTGATGGCTGAAGAGTTTCAATATAACCAACAGCTTAGTGGTATGGAGATGCAAACCTTAAGTAAGCGTGAGCAAGAAAGAGAAGATGCTAAAGCTAAGCGTATTAGCCAACAAAATACAGAGCAATCAAAGTTAATAGACCAAAGGAAAAACAACTTACCTCCGTTAAATTTTGAGTCAAATGAAGACAGTTTGGACGGATTTGATTTGTCAGAATTTGAGCCTCGATAAAATATCAAAAAAATTGTATAGCTTTGTAAAAAATTAAATCAAATAAAATCAAATTAAATGGAAATGAAAGTAAGATTATTAGATGGCTCTGAAGAAAAAGGAGTTGCTCAAGTAGAACAAGAGTTACTTGAAAAACACGAACAGCAGTTTGAAGAGGTACAAGATACGGTACAAGATGATGTACAACCACAAGAGGAAATTGTACAACAAATTGTTCAACAACCTGAATTAGATGAAGAACAAGTTCTTTCATATATTGGAAAAAGATACAATAAGCAGATAAATTCATTAGATGAATTAACAGCAGAAAGGAAAGAAGCTGAGGCTTTACCTGAAGATGTTGCTGCTTATATGAAATATAAAAAGGAAACAGGAAGGGGATTTGAAGATTTCTTAAATCTTAAGAAAGATTATGATTCAATGGAACCTGAAAGTTTACTTAAAAATTATTTATCAGTAACTCAAGAAGGACTTGATGCTGATGATATTGATTCTTTAATGGATGATTATCGTTATGACGAAGATGTTGATGACGAGTCACATATTAAAAGAGTTAAAATCGCAAAGAAAAAGGCTGTTGCTGAAGCAAAGAAATTTTTCAATTCTCAAAAAGAAAAATACAAAGTGCCACTTGAGTCAAGTGTTCCGCTTGTTTCTGATGAGGAAAGAGAGATTTACGAAAGCTATAAGCAATATACCCAACAAGCGAAGACGATTGACGAAGAGAATGAAAGAAAAAGAAATTGGTTTAACCAAAAGTCTGATGAAGTATTTAACGGAGAGTTCAAAGGTTTTGAGTTCAATGTTAATGACAAAAAAATCACTTTCAATCCTGGAGAAGCCAATGAACTTAAAAAGGCTCAAGCCACACCTGCTAACTTTATTAATAAGTTTTTAGATGAGCAAGGGTTAATTAAAGATGCAGCTGGTTATCACAAATCATTAGCAGTCGCTATGAATCCTGAGAAGTTTGCTAAGTTCTTTTACGAACAAGGTCAAGCTGATGCAACAGAAGGTACTATGAAGAGCATTAAAAACATTCAAATGTCTACAAATAGAGCGCCTGAAGTTACAAAGTCAACGGATGGAATGCAGGTAAAAGCGGTAAATCCTGATTCCGGTAGAAGTCTTAGAATCCGTAGTATAAAAAGAGTATAAATTTAAAAATTAATTAAAATGGCAGGTACATTATTATCTAATCCTACTTTTGCGTTACAGCCAAGTGCTGAACAAGTAGCATTATCGACAAACTATATTACCAATTTTAACTTCTTGAACCAGTATCTTCCTGATACTTACGAAAAAGAATTTGAAAGATACGGTAATAGAACCATCGCATCATTCTTGAGAATGGTAGGTGCTGAAATGCCGTCTAACTCTGACCAAATTAAATGGGCAGAACAAGGACGTCTTCACATTAAGTACACAAACTGTACTTCAGCAGCAGCAATTAACTCTAACACAGCAACTTATACAGTAGCTGATTCAGGTGTAACTTACATCGCTATTAGAGTTGGTCAAACTGTTATGATTCAAAACAACACTTCAGGTGTTTTCAACAAAGCAATCGTTACTGCGGTTCCTTCAGCAACTACTTTCACAGTAGCTTACTACGAAGCAGCAGGTCAAGCTTTTGCTGTGTCTACTCAATGTACTGTATTCATTTACGGTTCTGAGTTCAAAAAAGGAACTAACGGAATGGTTGGTTCATTAGAAGCAGAAGATGACATCTACAGCAACAAACCAATTATCATCAAAGATAAGTATGCTGTTAATGGTTCTGATATGGCTCAAATTGGATGGGTTGAAGTAACTACTGAAAACGGAGCTACTGGATACTTATGGTATTTGAAATCAGAGCACGAAACTCGTTTACGTTTCGAAGATTACTTAGAGACAGCTATGATTGAAGCAGTTCCTGCTCAAAACAACTCTGGTGCAGCAGCTGTACTTGGAGGAAATGGTCAAGGTGGTTCTGAAGGTATCTTCTACGTTGTAAACCAAAGAGGAAACGTTTGGGGAGGTGGTACACCAACTACTTTATCTGATTGGGATTCTATCGTATCTCGTTTGGACAAACAAGGAGCTATCGAAGAAAACGTTGTGTTTGTTAACCGTGGATTGTCTTTCGACATCGACAATATGTTAGCTACATTAAACGGATATACTTCAGGTGGTGTTGCTCAATCTGCATCTTTCGGTTTATTCGACAATGATGTTGATATGGCATTAAACTTAGGATTCACAGGATTCCGTAGAGGTTACGATTTCTACAAGTCTGATTGGAAATACTTAAACGACCCTACAATGAGAGGTGGTTTAAATACTACTGCAGCTACGGCTACAGGTACAATCACTGGACTTATGGTTCCTGCAGGTTCTACTTCTGTATATGACCAAATCATGGGTAAAAACGCTAAGAGACCATTCTTACACGTAAGATACCGTGCTTCTGAAGCTGAGGACAGACGTTACAAAACTTGGATTACAGGTTCTGCCGGAGGTGCTCAAACATCTGACTTAGATGCAATGGAGGTTAACTTCTTGTCTGAAAGATGTGTATGTACTTTAGGTGCAAATAACTTCGTATTATTCCGTTACGGTTAATATATAGTTTTAAATATTACAGGGGGACTAATTGTCCCCTTGTATATTTTTAAGTAAAAAAAATTAAATTAAATTAAATTATTATAAAATGGCAACAACACCTGCAATAGACAAAGTCTATAAGTTAACAATAGGCAATCCGCTTTCATACAGTTTAGCGGCAAGAAATCATCCACGATTCCCTTTAATGTGGTATGATGAAAAAAAGAATGAAAATCGTGCACTTAGATATGCGATAAATCAAAAGTCTCCTTTCGAAGACGAACAAGATGGAAATGCAATTATTGAACCAATCATCTTTGAAGATGGTTTCTTAAGCGTTCCAAGAACTAATCCTTCATTACAAGCTTTCTTACATTATCATCCATTAAATGGTAGAATATTTGTAGAGGTAGATGAAGAAAAAGATGCTGCTAATGAAGTAGAAGATTTGGATATTGAAATTGATGCTTTAGTTGAAGCAAGAAAACTTTCACTTGAACAAATTGAAACTCTAACAAGAGTAATGTTTGGTAAAGACCCTTCTACAATTTCTACAGCAGAATTAAGACGAGACATATTAGTGTTTGCTAAAAATGACCCAAGAGGATTCTTGGCTACGTTGAATGACCCTGAACTACAGTTTCAAGCTAAAGTTCGTTTATTCTTTGAAGAAAAATTATTAGCATTACGCAATAACGATAAAGAAGTTTGGTTTAGTACACCAACAAATAAAAAGAAAATGTTATCAGTACCATTTGGTGAAGACCCTTACGATATGGCAGGTCACTTCTTATCAAGTGATGAAGGTATTGATGCTCTTAAAATGTTAGAGGCAAACTTACCTCAATAACAAATAGAACTTATTATTTGAAAATGAGCACAGATTTATTTCTGTGCTTTTTTTTACTATATTTGTAAAAAGATTTAAAATGATAAACGAAGTTAGAAATACAGTATTATCCATACTTAACAAGAATAATTACGGGTATATCTCTCCATCAGATTTCAATTTATTTGCTGAGAATGCGCAGATGGAGTTATTTGAAGAATACTTCAGTAACTATAATAAAGCTATAAATGCTGAGAATGCACGTACAGCAGGAAGTGATTATGCTGAAGTTGAAGGTCCTATTGCTGAAACTATTGAAGGTTTTTTAGTTACAAATTACTTAGCACATTTGGGTGGTAATATATACTCAATACCATCACTTACTACCACAGGAGACACTGCTTATTATATTCTTAAAATGCTTTGTCATACAAAAAAATTAACATCAGGAGTGACTACGGCAGTATCTTCAAATTCACTTGTAAACTCTGCTGCAACTTTTTTATCTAATGGTTTATCTGTTGGAGACATTGTTGTTAACGATACATTAGGTACTGTTTCTACAATTACAAATATAGTTTCAAATACAACATTAACATTAAGTTCAAATATTTTTACAGTAATAGGACAAGCTTATAGTATTTACTCAAAAGCGTCAAAAGAAGCTGACAAGGTAAGTGTTGGAAAAATAACAATGCTTAATGCATCGAGTTTAACATCTCCAACTGAATTTTATCCATCATATACTTTTGAAGGAGAAAGAATTAACTTATTTCCTGATACTATAAACGCTAAAGGAAAAGTTGAATGTGTTTATTTTAGACACCCAAAAACACCAAAGTGGACTTATATTTCATTGGTTAGTGGTGAACCGGCATTTGACCAGTCTCAACCTGACTACCAGGATTTTGAACTTCCTTATGAAGATAACTATAGATTAGTAATGAAAATACTTCAGTATTGTGGTATTTCAATTCGTGAAAATGAAGTTGCTCAATTTGGTATGATTCAAGAGCAACAAAACAATCAACAATAAAAATAAAAAGAAATGGCATATTTATCTCAATATGAATATTATGACAATAATGGTAACGCACCTCAAGACGAAAACTGGGGTTCTTATCAGTATGTCAGCTTAGATGATATAGTTAATAATTTCTTATTGATGTACTCAGGAAACCATTCCTTAGTTAATAACGAAGAAAGGTATAAAGTTATATTTCACGCAAAACGAGCAATACAAGAGCTTAATTATGACGCGTTTAAGGAAATCAAAGTATTAGAGTTAAGTGTAGCTGATTCGTTAAGATATGTACTTCCTTCGGACTATGTGAATTGGGTTCGTATTTCTTTATATAAAGATGGTTGGTTAAGACCATTGACTGAGAATATACAGGTATTATCTGCTAACGCTTACTTACAAGACCAACAAGGTAATATTTTATTTGACCAAAATGGTAATATATTAAGACCACAATATTCAGATATTGATTTTGATAGACTTACAAGAAGTAAGAAAAGTATTTATTTAAACCAAGGAAATCAATTTGACGGTCAATATGGCTGGAACTACGATGGTATGTGGTATTTTGATTATAATATTGGTACAGCATTTGGTTTAAATACAGAGACAGCTAATTTCAATCCTACTTTTAGAATAGATAAGAAGGCAGGAGTTATTAATTTTGATTCAGGTATGGCAGGTGAGTTATGTATTCTTGAGTATGTATCTGATGGTATGGAAAGCGGAGATAACTCATTGATTACTGTTAATAAATTATTTGAACAATATGTTTATGCAGCAATTAAATATGAGATATTAAATTCTAAATTTGGTGTACAAGAATATATTGTAGCAAGAGCAAGAAAAGACAGAACTGCGTTATTAAGAAATGCAAAGATTAGAATTAGTAATATTCACCCAGGTAGACTCTTAATGAATTTAAGAGGTATGGATAAGGTAATAAAATAATATGGGTAATTTCACAAGAAATTTTTTATCGGGTAGGATGAATAAAGTTGTTGACCAGCGACTTCTTCCTGAAGGCGAGTATGTTGACGCTATGAATATTAGAATG